GTTACAAAGTTACTGTGATTGGTCTCAGGTAGGCATACGTTGCCACAACACGCTATTCGACGGCTTCATCCTGTCGTACCGGTACGGTATAAAACCGAAGCGATGGCTAGATACGTTGGCGCAGGCGCGCATGGTGTACCCATACCTGCCATCCCACAGCTTAGCTAACGTAGCTAAGTACATGGGGTTGGAAGACAAGGGTACTGCGGTGCATAACATGTTGGGCAAGCGACTAGAAGATATGACCACCCAAGAGCTTACTGACTACGCAGAGTATTGTAGGCAAGATACCCTGCTTTGCGAGCAGATAGGTGAGCGACTGGACGAGTTTACGCCTGAGCTAGAGGCGCGACTGATTGACATGACTATACGCATGTTCACTGAGCCTACGCTTGTAGGAGACGAAGCGGCGATAAAGATTCTGTACGACGAGGAAGTTGCTAGGAAGGAAGGTTTGATGGCGCTGGCTAACTTAGACAAGGCCGACCTGATGTCTAACAACAAGTTTGCTGAGCGGCTTAAGCTGCATGGTGTAGTGCCTCCGACCAAGGTCAGCCCTAAGACTGGCAAAGAAGCTTTTGCGTTCGCTAAGACAGACAAGGCGTTCGTAGATTTACAAGAGCACGATAACTTGGACGTGGCCGCGCTTGTGTCCGCTAGGCTAGGGGCCAAGACTACGATAGCAGAGACTAGGGCGCTAAGGTTTTTAGATATGGCTCGCCGTGGCCCACTGCCGGTGTACTTAAATTTCTGGGGGGCGAAGACTACAGGTCGTTACTCAGGAGGCAACAAAGTTAACTGGCAGAACTTACCTGCCCGTGGGGTATCCGCTGGGCTACGCAAAGCACTGCGCGCACCAGAAGGTCACGTAGTTCTTGTGGGCGATTCATCTAATATTGAATTGCGTACGGTTATGGCGTTAGCGGGGCAGCACGATGTGGTGGAGAAACTAGGTCGCGGCGTAGATATGTACTGCGACTTCGCGTCTAAGTTATTTGAACGCGAGATAACCAAAGCGGACAAACCAGAAAGGTTCTTGGGTAAGACCGCTATGCTTGGCCTACAGTATGGTGCCGGTGCAGAGCGCTTTCAGGAGATGGTACGGCAGGCAGCTAGTAACGTGGCAGGCATCGAGCCAATAAGTTTGTCGCGGGCGCAAGCCATCGTGGCGCTTTATCGCGAAGTACACTACGAGGTCGTAGACTTTTGGAACTACTGCCAGAAAGTAGTACTGCCAGACATAGCCAGCGGATGTTCGCTCATACCCGTAGATCGCAACGGGTGGTTTATTACGCAGAACCAAGGCTTTGGTAGGCCGGGGGAACCGGGGGTTGTTTACCACGATCTTAAGTACGACGCAGATGAATGGACTTACCAAATGGGTCGGCAGCGTGTTAGAATATACGGGCCGAAAGTAGTAGAAAACTTATGTCAGCACGCAGCAATGAAGATTGTTATGTGGCAGACCGCTAGAATAAATCACTTACACCCCGTACGCTTATCCGTACACGACGAAGCTGTTTGCGTTCCGCGCATAGAGCACGCCGTAGCCGCTAGGCTACATATGGAAGAGAGCCTGCGTATGACACCGCAGTGGTGTAGAGGATTTATCCCAGTGGATTGTGAGACAGAAATCGGGCCGTCTTACGGTGATGCAAAATAGGAGAATATAGTATGAGACAACCTAAATTACTTAAGTTTGTTGGAGAGCATGACGAACTCATTACTGGCAGATACTACACAGTGCGAGAGTATAGTGAGGTCGTAGGTGTTAACGATAAGACAATGCACTCTAGACTAAAGAATAAAAAAGTAGTCGATGATCATGCAGTGATGCTATACCCACCGCTAAAGAAAGTAAGTTCGTTACCGCTAATAAGAGAAAAAGCAGAAAAACTCTCTGCGCTTTGGTTAGCTAAGTCACTTATATAAAGGAAATTCTATGTCTGACATAGCACTGTCGTACAGCAGGCTATCAACATTTGAACAATGCCAAGCAAAGTTCGATTACTTATACGTAACCAAGAACGTAAAAGACCAAGGCAACGAGGTAAGTGCGTACGGTAATCGCGTGCACGAAGTGTTGGAGTTGTATGGCAAAAATGAGCTAGTTGGAGAGCTGGGAATAGAAGCTAAGCAAACTTTACAACGATGGGGCGGCCTAGTAGATAAGATAAACAGCAGAGCCGGAGATAAATACTATGAGTATCAAATGGCAATCAATAAAAACCGTGAGCCGGTTGATTGGTTTAGTAGTGACGCTTACTTTCGTAGTATTGCTGACGTGCTTATTGTGGACGGCAGCACAGCTTATTGTTTGGATTACAAGACTGGCAAAATTAAGGACAACCCAACGCAGCTTCAATTGTTTGCAGCGATGGTATTTCAACACTTCCCAGAAGTTAGCACAGTTAAGACATCGTTTATTTGGTTAATGCACGACAAGTTAGATAACACAACATACGAGCGTAGGCACCTACAATCTTTGTGGAACGGGCTACAGCCTAGACTAGATATGGTTAAGGAAGTTGTAGACCTCGGGGTATTTAAGACAAAACCCTCTGGGCTATGCCCTTGGTGCCCCGCAAAAGAAATATGCCCTGACGCTAGATTAAGAGGAAGAAGATGAATAACGAAGCGGACGTTAAAAAAGAAGTAAAGAAAATACTAAATTGCTACGACAAAGAACATATGTGGTACTTTATGCCACCAGCCAACGGGTATGGTAGATCAGGAATACCAGACTTTATAGGATGTTATAAAGGTTTCTTGTTTGGTATTGAGACTAAGTTCGGAACTAATGACCCAACTAACAACCAACTCCGCGAGATACAAGGAATAATACAATCCGGTGCCATGTGCTGGATTGTACGCGATTCCAATGTACATGAGTTTGAGTACGACTTCAGAGGCTGGGCGGCGCTGTGCTAGTTCTTAAGGACAAGAAAACTATAATAATTAACAGTTCTTGTAACGACGCTATTGCTAAGGTTATACCCCATGCTAAGCAGTTGGAGCACAACGGCGAGGAGCTAATAGCTATACCCTACGGCGTTGACGAGTCCATCGTGCTACGCAATATGGGGTTTAACGTACCAGAGCCTATACGTGAGTACTATGATTGGCCTGCGAAGTTCACGCCGATGGAGCACCAGAAAGACACGGCTGCGTTTCTTACTACGCATAAAAAGTCTTTGTGCCTTAACGCGCCGGGGACTGGTAAGTCTATTAGTTCGCTGTGGGCCGCAGACTTCCTGCTATGTGAAGGTGTGGCGAAAAAGGTACTTATTGTAGCGCCATTGTCTACGGTAAAAGTAGTGTGGGGTACGGAACTTAAGACGCACTTACCACACAGGCAGTTTGTTATATGTACTGGATCAAAGAAAAAACGTATCGACCTGTTGTCAACGCCGGGAATTCAATACGTTATTATTAACCATGATGGCTTTAGCAATATGCAGGAACATCTGGCAGACATAGACGTAGTTATCTATGACGAAGCTACTGCGCTAAAGTCTGCGTCTTCACAACGGTACAAGATATTCGCCAAGTGGATGAACGCTAACAGGCCTTGGCTGTGGATGTTGACTGGTACACCAATATCACAAACGCCAGCAGATGCTTGGACGCTGGCTAGGTTGGTGGACTCGCCGAATGTCTCTAGGAGCTTTACTGCGTTTAAAGATACGGTGATGAAGAAGATAACTCAGTTTAAGTGGGTGCCCAGAGACGACGCGCTAGAGACTTGCAAGAAAGTGCTACAGCCATCTATACGGTTCTCGCTAGACGAGTGTAAAGATTTGCCAAGTACCAACTTCGTAGGACGAAAGACTGAGCTAACCCCTCAACAAATAAAAGCATTTAAGGACATGCAAGAAAAAGCTGTTACCATATTTAAAGAGGGGTCGGTCACTGCGGCTAACACTGCTGTAATGTTGTCTAAGCTGCTACAAATTTGTTGTGGTGTTGTTTACAGCGAGGACGATTCAATTGTCATAGACAGCTCAGAGCGGTATAATACGCTTACTGAATTGATTACTGAGATAGGCGGCAAGGTTATTATCTTCGTTCCGCTAAAGGGTGTGCAACGGTGGTTGCTTAAGAGGTTACGTGAAGAAAAATATAGCGTTGAGCTTGTTAACGGTGATGTTAGCAAGAAAGACCGCGACGAAATCTTTCACAACTTCCAACACACTGACCAGCCACAGATACTGTTGGCGCACCCGAAGGTTGCTGCGCACGGGCTTACGCTGACCGCAGCGAAACATATTATTTGGTACGCTCCTATCTACTCACTTGAGCAGTACGAGCAGGCCAATGCTAGAATTCGTAGACTTACTACTGAAGGTAAAACTTCTGTGTGGCATATCTACGCAACAAACTTCGAGGCAGAGCTGTATAGGAGACTGCGTGCGAAGCAAAACACGTTAGCCGAGTTCTTAGACTTGGTGCGTGGTATTAATAGTAGTGACTAATATACTTGGAGAATGACATGAACTACGAAGTAGCAGCTGACAGATACCTCTCTGTCAGGAAAGATCTTGACGCTTTAGATCAGGAATATAAGCAGCGAAAAGCTGTTATTAAAGAGAAGATGATTGCATTAGAAAACTGGTTTACGGTGAAGTCTCAAGAAGACGGACTTACATCGATTAAGACCGACGCAGGTACAGCTTACTGGTCAACGCACCATTCAGCTACTGTGGCGTCCAGAGAAGACTTGTTTAAGTTTTGTATGGAGAACGACGCTTGGGATTTGATAGAGTCACGCGCGTCAAAGACAGCAGTAAAAAGTTATATTGAAGCCGCAGGTGAGCCGCCCCCCGGCGTAAACTTTAGCTCAGTAAGTGTGTTTAATTTTAGAAAAAACCAATAAGGAAAATGTACCATGATGAATGAAATTAATGTACCAGCCCACATCGCCGCGCGTATCGCGGAACGTAACAGAACCGGCAGCAAGTCTACGCTTACTGAAGCTATTGTCTCGAACTCCGGCCCTAGTATCCCACGGATTAGTATTCGTGCAGGTCGCTTTCGCTTGGTAGAAGGCGGCGTAGAAACTACAGTAGGCACTACGCTTGACGCGATTATCGTTGGCGTTAACCCGCGTGTAAGTAAAGTATTCTACGGGCGCGCGTTCGATAGCTCGTCGGATAACCAGCGCCCCGATTGCTATTCAAACGATGGCCTACGCCCTGACGCGTCTGTCGAAGCGCCAGTAAACGCTTCTTGCGCCAATTGCCCACACAATGTGTTGGGCAGCAAGATTTTGCCATCCGGTGCTAAGTCTAAGATGTGTGCGGATCAGCGCCACTTGGCTATTGTTCCAGCGGCTGACCCACAAAAAGTTTACAGCCTGACCGTACCAGTTAGTGCTATGCGCGCACTGCGTGAATACTTTACTGAGTTAGCTAATTACAGTATTGGGCCTGAAGAAGCTATAACAGAGCTTGGCTTTGACGACCAAGCGAGTTATCCTAGACTCACGTTCCGTCAGAAAGGCTATGTCCCAGAAAAAGCGCTGGGCTTAGTGGACAACTTATTAGAGTCCGATGCCACTAAGGTTGCTATACGCGTCATGGCACCTACGAGCGCAGGGCCAGCATTGTCTGCGCCGCCAGTACACGCGCAAGTAGCGGCACCCAAAGTGTCTGCTCAGGATGACGAAGCCGCAGCGTACGACGAGCCAGTGATTAAGCAAGCCCCACCAGCGGTAGCGCCGGTTAAGCAGTCAGCGGAACTAGAGATGAAGTTAGACAGCCTGTTCGACTAAAAGCTGGGTAACTATTTAACAAGTGCATGAGCCGTTTAGTGAACCTACTCGGCTCATTTTTGTCTAGAGGACAGCGAGTGAATACTATAGATTTTTTAAAGAGAGTTTGCCCTACAAAAGACTCCATTGTAGTAACTCAATATAACAATAATAAGAACATATTTTGGAACCGAGAAGTGTATACGTACGCGGAGCTTGATAAGGCGGCTGCGGACATAGCGCTTTGGGATGAGAACCCAGAGGCTACTATATATTTTAGTATCGCCGCGTTCGCTGATAACATAATTACGGACGAAGGCAGAAGAAAGATACGCCGTACGCAGGATAAAGCCACTTATTTTAAGAGCATTTGCTTTGACCTAGACTGCGGGGAAGACAAGCCATACAAGACACAGCGGGACGGCCTAGTTAAGTTAGCTGAAGTGGTTAAGCAGCTGGGGTTACCGAAGCCGCTTATTGTATCGTCAGGTATTGGCGCGCACGTTTACTGGGTACTGGACAAGTGCATATCTAAGCAGCAGTGGGTGCAGGTGTCTAAGGCCCTATGTGGCGCTCTGGCTTCCAAAGGGCTGGAAATTGATAACTCTAAGATTCACGATCCGTCTATGGTTCTTAGGCCAGCGGGCACTTTCCACAAGAAAACCGCAGACTGGAAAGAAGTTAAGGTGTTGTTAGACGACGGCGCAGAGCACGACATACTACTGATGGCCGGTAAGTTAGTAGAGTGGATGGACACGGCTCCACAGCGCCCAGAAAGATCAGAGCGCAAGCGCAGCGCGATGCTAGACGCTGTACTTAACGAGAGCAATGACCTAGATATAGACTCTATTGCAGAGCACTGTAAGCAGGTCAGAGCTATCCTAGAAAGCGGCGGTGTTACTAACGCGGCTGGCGATCCAGTGGAAGAACCATTGTGGCGTGCGTCGTTGGGCTTGGCTAAGTTTACGCCAGACCCAGAGACAACTATCATACGTATCGCCGGACAGCACCCAGACTTTAGCTTAGCTAAGAACATGGAAAAGCTAGACGGCTGGAAAGCTAGTGGCCCTACTACATGTGCTACGTTCGCGCAGCATTGCCCGAGCGGCTGTGACGGCTGCCCATACTTAGGCAATAAAACTTCGCCAGCGCAGCTTAGCAGTAGCCCTGTTCAAGTGGTAGTTGTGCAAGACGATGCAGGCGAGGCTAAAGAAGTAGAGATACCAATGCCTGCTGGATATGTTATGCGCAATAACTGTATCTACCACGAAGTAACTACGCAGGACGAAGACGGTAACCCGATCAAAGACTGGGAATTTACATCAGCTTATCCGATGTACATAGAACATATCTTTTTTAACGCGCAAGACCGGCAAACGTCGTTCACGTTAGCTGTGAAGAAACCTATTATAGGCTGGGAAAGCAACGACCATTTAGTAGCAGTGCTGTCTAGTGCGGGCAAAGAGTTCTCTGCGTTCCTATTAGACAATCAGATATTTGGTCTTAAGTCGCTTGGGCAGCAAGAAAAAGTTAGAGGATACCTTATGGATTATTTACAAATGGTTCAGAGCCAAGTAGCTACTGGACACGACTATAAATCATTCGGCTGGCAGAAAGACGGCGCGTTTGTATGCGGTGACAACATTATTAACCCTCCGAACAACGCCACAGCACGTCGCATCGTGGGCAACGCTGAGCGATACAAAGAACGTATTGTAGCAGCAGGCTCACGCGATAAGTTTGTAGAGGCTATGGAGCTGCTGAACTTAGAAGGTACGCAGGTCATACGAACCTGTGCGCTAATCGCAGCCACTGGCATTATAGCTAAGCAAATGGGTATGGGCAGTAGCATTGTTTCAGTCTACTCGGTAGAGACTACGACCGGTAAGACGCTGTCATTGCTTACTGTTAACAGCCTGTTCGGAGAGCCACGATCCCTTATACAGGGAAGGAATGATACAGTTAACGCGATCTATGGTATGCGAGGTACGCTTAATAACTTGCCTATGACCATCGATGAAATGACCATGGCCGACGAGTTTCAGTTGGCTCAGATGGCATACTCATTCAGTGAAGGCCAAGAGAAAACTACTATGACCCCCGGTCGTGATATCCGCGACCCAGCGGTTTGGAACGGGCCTACCTTTATGACGACTAACACGTCACTAATGAGTAAGTTTGATCAGGTCAAGCAAGAGTCAGAGCCACTACGCGTGCGTGCTTTTGAAGTCGCACAGAACGATAGAAAATTTGTTTCTTTAGTTGATAGCAATGGCGAGAAGGTAGCGAAGACTTACGCAGACTTGCTGTCAGATAATCACGGCTGGGCGCTGCCAGAGTTAGTGCGTGCGGTAGTGCAGCTTGGGGGGCCGAAAGAAGTCGCGCTCAAAGGGCACTTGGACTTTAAGAAGACATTTGATTTTGAATTTGAGCCGCAGGAAAGGTTTTACGAGTCTATGATAAAGTCGGCGTGGACTATGGGCAAGATAGGTCACAAACTTGGCTTATTCCCGTTCGACGTGAAAGGCACTGTACAGTTTATGTTGGACACGGTTGCTAAGTTGCGCAAGGACACCGTTGAAGCTAAGGTAGATGCCATTGATGTTATCGGGCAGTTTATGCAACAGTACAACGACCAGATAATAGAAGACACGCAGCTGTACGGCAAAGACGGTAAACCCCTTGTCAGGGAACCCGCACCGATTAAAGCTGTTATGCGAGCGCACTTTGTGTATGACTCCAACAACCCGATCATGCCCGGATCTACCCTCGCGATTAATCGGGCAGCGTTTAAGAAGTTTGTGCGCGACAACAACGACGCCGAGGATAGGATAATTAGAGAGCTTACCAACATGGGGGCGCTAGTGGCCGCCAATACTAGGGTGACTATGTTCGCACAGTGTCGTGGTAGAAACCCCAGTCAGACGTGGTGTATACTTGTTAACCTTAACCACCCACGATTTACGCAGACGTTGGTAGGTACAGACCTTAAACGCCAGAGTACTGTTTCTTTGGCCTTGCTAAACGGCCTACAGGAGGCTTCCCATGGCTAGAGATTACAGAAAAGAATATGACAATTACCAAGGCACTGATACGCAAAAGAAGAACCGCGCAGCAAGAAACGCTGCGCGAGCGACTATGGCTAAGGAAGGTAAAGTGTCCAAAGGTGACGGCAAGGATGTTGACCACAAAACGCCTATAGCCAAAGGCGGCTCCAATGATCGGAGCAATTTGGCAGTAAAACCTAAATCAAAAAACAGATCGTTCGCTAGGACGACAAAAGCTAAAATGAAATAAAGAGGAAAGTAACTATGGGCATTAACAACACAACAGCAGAAATGTGGGACGCACTACGTAAGAAGCATTCGCCTATTGAACTAACAAACGCACTAAACAACTACGCAGCAGAAGCAGAGAAAGAAGCGGAAGACATGGTGACAGCACCGCGTCATTACAACACAGGTAACATAGAGTGTATTGATGCAATAGAGGAGTCCATGTCCAGTATTGCATTCAAAGGTTATCTCAAAGGCAACTGCATGAAGTACCTGTGGCGCTATGACTACAAAGGCAAGCAGGTAGAAGACTTAAAGAAAGCTGGTTGGTACTTAAACAAGTTAACAGAGATAGTTATAGAGGAGAATAGCTGATGCTTAGCTTTATTTTGACTTTAGTAATTGGTGGTTTCTTACTGTATGGCGCTTACTTGATTGTGGAAGATAAGCAGGTAGAGTGGGAATTAAAAAAGAAGATACGAGAAGCCCACAAGATGGCAGATCGTTTCATTAGACAAACAAACAAAAAGGGGAAGTAAATACCGAAGCTGGTATGTTGCTTATGCGTTGATTTCATTAGCAATTAGGGCCAATGTGCCCTAATATGCCGCCTCAATTTAGAGCGAGGTGTAAGGTGATACTGTACGGCATAGTAGTGACAATCGTTGGCCTTCTGGCAATAGCAAAGGACGACATTAAAACAGCCCCTTAATTGGGGCTTTTTCTTACCTTCTTATTTTTCGCTGCGCGCTGTCCGCGCATAGGTAACGCTGCTTTCTTCTTTGGGTGGTTCTTACCTGTTTTTCCGCACGACATATTATTTCCTCGATTTAGCGCCAGAGCATTTCCACTTCTTGCGCGATAAGTTGTTCGGCGTGTTTGGGTCGTTCTGCTTTTCTTTCGGCAAGCCCTTCTTGATGCCAAGGCTTCTAGCACAGTAGCTATCGCCCTTAGAAGTTCCGGGCCTAATTCTTGGGCCGCCGTCTTTCGCTTGACCAGCTTGGCCGTAGCTAACTTTCTTGCCGCTAGCTGTGATCTTAACGCTCGCTTTGCCCTTGGCAGGTTTACTAGTTGGCATAACTACTCCTCTAGGTTATAAAGTCTGTTTAATTCATCTTGCAGTTCGGCGCGCAGGCTTTGAATCTCTTCGTCCATAGCAGCGTAGTTCGGGTTGCCACTGCGCATCTCTTCGCGCTTGTACTTAGCAATAGCCGCCGCGTAATCTCTAGTAAGCTGCTTCTTTTGGAACATCTTGCTAAGCGCTTCTTGGTCAGCGTTAAATGTTTCTACCCGCAAGCCAAGAACATTAGCGAATAATAGGTGAGTTACATCGACCTTACGCCCAGCGAAGTTAACATCTCCAGACAGAGCTTTTACAGTCTTATCCCAATTTGCTGATCGAACGGCTGGTGGAGAGAATATGTTGTAGCCGAACACCGCTAGGTTTAGTGCACGATCCACTGAGTCGTCAGTTATTTCATGCAGCTTATTCCCTGTGTAAGGGTCTACGCCGCCTAAGAGCGCCACTACTCCGCTTATAAGTGGGCTAGAAGGAGTTAGTCCACTAGGCCACCAGTCCATACCCATGAAGCCGTTATTAGTAGGCAACCCCTTAACGGTTGACGCTAACGGTATGTAGTCGCCAAGTCGGTAGTATACTGGGTTTTCTGAATCGCCCATAAACGGTATGCGGATGTTTGTCCTAGGGCCGATACCAAACAATCTATCTTGTAGTTTCTCTGGGCCGCGCTTGCGGATCTCGTCGTCGTCGTCCCCAGAAAGTGCTGAGGCAGCCATGTCTATCATAGCGTACGACGCCAGAAGGTTAGCCATCTGCCAAGGCTTAGTAACGGCGATTCTTCCAAGCGTAGGTATGATCGCATAAGTCCAAGATATAAACGGCAACGCGGTCTGGCGCAGTGTCTTAACTGCGACGGAGTCAATGTCGTAGTCCAAGAACATCTCACGGGCGTTACGGCCAGCGTTAGACAGCATCTCTGGCGACGCCTCAGAAACATTGTTCACAGACATTTCATCGCCAACTTGCTTCATAAACGCAGCAAGGCGGAACGCGTTATCTTCTGCGGCGTACAGTTCTGTAGCGACTTTATCTAGTGTTTTACCTAAGCGAACAAACTTGCCGAAACGACTACCTTTGTCTGCTTCCGCGTTCAGCATGTCAGTGACGCGTGACATTACTGTCTCGCTTTCTTTAGTAAGAATATTTTCTTCGAGGTTCTTATAAAGCTCTTTTCTAATTTCGACGCTTGAGAAGTTGCCAAGCATCGCTCCTGACTCGGAGAAAGCCCGCATCATCGCTAGCTCTTGCTTATCAAGCGCTGCGGAGTTGGTCTCGTACAACCACATGAGCCTAGAGGCACGCAATAGCGTACTCATAGGTATGTCGTGCAATATCATCAACGAGACGTTGGATAAGACGTTGGTAACGCCCGTGCCGGGGTTGTATATAGTTTTAGCTTTCTTAAACATACGCAACGACGCTATGTAAGCCTCGGACTGCACGATAGGGCTTCTATCGGACATGTCGTGCATAGCTGTGTACACCGGGCCATGCACAATTTTACCAGCGAGATCGCCATACTGCTCCGGGTTATTTGGATACTGCACGAAGTTACCACGGTAACGTAGTCTAGCAGCAATAGTTTTTTGCTGGGCTTGTTCTAAAGTAGCTGGCGTTTTCACTTGGAACTGTTGCCCAATGGCTGCTCCGGCGAACAGTTCGTTAATCTCATCTACGCTGTCAAACACAAAGCCTTGTTGCTTTCCAAGCACGGCCATAGACGTGTAGAAGTTTTTCGCCGCGTAGTAAGAAGCAATGCCGCCCAGAGTGTTACGCATGGCGTTGGCTACTTCTCGCACTTGCTTTGCGTCAAACGCATCTTTGTAGTCCATCTTAGAGGTAACACGATACTGATTGTTACTGGCGTATCGAGCGATCTCGTGCTCGCGTTTAGTATCAACTTCCATTACACCACTAGGAGAAGGCAAACGCCCGCCCTCGCGCTCATATTTTGCTTTGCTGACCAATACTGTATATGGTTTGTCGCCGTTGGATGGCGTAACCGTCGCACGGTACATAGGCCCAGCTATGATTATATCGCCAGTAGTTGGGTCAGTATCAAACAGGTCTGGGTTGCTATCGATAATATCTTTATCCACGCCAAACCCTTGCTTTTTTAGCTGCGTCGCAAGGCTTCCCATTCCCATACTATGACTTGAAATTGTAGACTCATCGTTAACGTAGATGAGGTACTCTGTGAACTTCCGGTTAGCGAACTGTTTTTGTAACTCTACGGGCAGCGAAGTTACAAAGCCATCAATATCAGCCAACAACTGGTCTGCCATATTTTTTAGCCTAGGCCCGTGCGCTATGTTGTCTAACGCTGTAAAGTCACGATCCAAGTACGCCAAAATAGCCTTAGCAGTAGCAACGTCATAATACTCAAGTGCTTCCGCTAATTTATTAAGGTTCATGTAGGCGATGTTGCGCTGCTCTTTCGCGGTCTTAAACACCCGCCGCATATCCGGCGGCAACTGAAAATGAGAAGCAATAAGAGAAGTGTAAGCAGCTAGTCGGGGGTATTCATTGCGAATTTTGTCCGCCCACTCGGTGCGCTTGGCATCAAAAGCTGCAACTTTGCCTTCCCAGTTTTGACCGAATAAAAACTTAGTCGAGATAGAATCAAACAGCGCTTTCTGCTTAGCTTCGCGCTCGAACATGCTGCCCAGAGGTCTGCCATCGCTGTCTGTATCAGCCATATCAGTCATGTCTGCCATGAAAAGCGTCTGCCCCTTGGCTTCGGACGCAACAAAACTCGTAGGCTCTGCATCCGTTACGTATTCAATAAGCGATATAGAGTTGTTCAGCACATCATTAGCAAGAGTGTTCTCAACACCAATAAGCTGCGACAGAATGTCTACTACTTTGCGCCATACTTCCTCTGCGACAGCTAGCCACGCACTTGTTTCCGGTGATGGGTTGCTCTTAATGCTCTTAAGCAAGTCGCGGAATTCAAGCATTGTAGTGCCGTAGGAAACTAATTCTAAAACAGCATCCAGTTCGCGACCAGAATCGTTAAGTTCACGAAGTAGACTTACTACTTTAGTGGCGTTGTCTTTATATGCCTGTGGCATATTGACCGCGTCCAAAATGCCGTTGTCCACAGCCGCGAACAAATCAGCCAAAGAGGTTTTAAGCGCAGTTACACGGGCGTTGTCTGGATTGTCGTACACAAACTTCTGGAGAACAGCGTGTAGAGACTCGTGCAGGATTTCTTCCTGAGAAGCTTCTTTGTGTATGTACACTGTGTTGTTCATTGGGTTGTAACTTGGCGTAGTAACTTGGCCGTCTGTGTCTTCAATAAACACAACGGACGGTTGAGAACCTTCCTTCATCTGCGCGTCTAGCGCGGCTTTTATACGTCCTCCAATAGCCACAGCATAAGGAGAATTCGTACCTTCCCAACTAGCTACTCGAGTTATTATCGCCCGCAAGCCACCAGTTTCTGCGGTCGCAACGATGCCTTGGAGTGGTGACGCAAGCCCTTTACCTTTCTGGTCACGGTTTAGTCTAGTCTCCGCGCCGCGCACGACGTCGAGCTGCCCTAGCGTACCATTCTTGTACTCTTTAAACGCAGATGACAGCTGCACATCCAAAACTTCGTCGAGCTGCGCTTGTGTTTTTATTTCCGTTTTGCCTATGCGCCTCGCCATTCTTTGGAATCGCGCAGGGTTTTCCGTGTTAGCGTTTTTGCGCGCCGTGCGTTTTTTAAGTACAGCTATAAGGGCGTTTACGTTTGCTTCACCACCAGCCGCGCCAATAAGCCTTTGCATAGCTGTTTCAACTTCTGTGGATAAAGACTTATATTTTTGCAGGGCTTTGCCGCCGCGTTTAGCTGCGTTGTCTGACTGATTATATCTTAGCTGGTTCTTTGCTATAACGTTAATAGCCGCATCATAGATATTTTTTATCTGCTCAGCGTTTGCGTCACGGGCTTCTATATTTTGCGCAGTTGCAGTAGTTCCCTTGTAAAATCTGGGCGCAGGATTAACCGCAGAAGAACGAAACATCTCAACCAAGCCCAAGAAAAAGCCATTATCCAGCAGCGGGCCTTTTGGTGCCGCGCCTTGGATAGATGATACTTCTGCGTTTAGCGCTCGTTGCTTATCTAGCTCAGAAGCCATAATCGCTACTTCTTCTTTGCTAATAAGCTCAGGGTCTATTTGTTCTAGATTGAACAGTCCCTCGTCTGTTAGTTCTTTAACAGCGGGAGCGGTTACTGCTTCTATCGGTGCTGGGGCCGCAGCTTCTTCTGGAGTCGCAGCGGTTGCGCTAGTTAGATCCATGCCGCCATCTTCAACTTGCTCAAACTTAGACATAGCGCGCACATCTTCGCGCATATCTTCGGGTAGTTGCTCTGGCTTTACAATGCCTTGTTCCGCACGAGAAAGGTTGGCTTCCGCTTGCGTAGCTACTTGGTCGGCTGCAAGCAGCTGGTCGATGCGAGAAAGTCTATCTGTGTATATCTCTCGCTCGTCCTGCGCTTCTTTGGCAGCTTGCTGCCTAGCAGCTTCTTTCGCTTTTCTTCCTGTAACGTTCTTACCGGCAGCGGCGCGCTTGCCAGCGGTCGGAGAGTCTTCTACTACAGCGTCTAGCCTAGCTTGCAAATCTTTGCGCTCGTTGGTCAACTTTATGCGGTCGCCACGAGACATTTTATCTGCCGCCCCTTCCATAAACTCAGGCTTAAGAACCTCAGCTATTTTCTGCTCTTCCGTCATTGGCGCAGCTTGGGGGGCGTCTTTTTTAGCCTCAGCTTGCATACGCTGTGCGATTGAGGCGCCTACATCCTGCATAGCAGAAGAAGGCGAAGCAGCTAAATCAGTTTCTCCCAGCTCGTTGTTTTGTATTTTCGGCGGAGCTTTTCTAATACCACCAACAGTGCTTAAGGAACCACCCACTAATCCGCCAGCGACAGCGGCGTTGAGGCGCTGAGAAGCTGCCTCTTCTGGAGTCATAGTGCCGTCTATGCCGATCTCTAATTCAGTCTGGAATAGTTCAGTTGCGGCTTCTGTCGCGCCGCCGGTAGCGCCAGCTTTAGCAATCCGCGTAGGCATTCTACCAGTGAATGCGCCAGTTTTAATTCTAGCCGCGCCAGTAAGCGCAGCCGGTACTACTGCTTCAGCTAAGCCGTAAGGAATAGCGCCAAGAAGCGCCAAGAAAGGATCAGGATCGCCGTCTTCAGCGGACGCCTGATATAGAGAACCGAAGCCAAGCCCAGTGCCCACCATGGTAGATTTAGCCAGAGCTTCGCCTTGCGCCATAGCGCCTCCCGCCAGAGCCTGCCTGCGCCCTGCGAAACCAACGGCTTGGCCTACGCCACCACCACCTAACATCCTAGGAGCAACAGCGCCAAGTCTTGTGAGGCCAGCAGCGCTAGCGACTTGTCCAAGCCCCGGTACAAACTGTGCTGCGGCGACGCCGCCCATAATAGGCAACTGCTTGCCTATCTGGTACTGTGCGTAGTCTATATAGTCACCAACGCCTTGTAAGTCTTCAACTCGGTCTAGTGCGGGTTTACCTGCTAGGTACGCCTCGTAGCCTTGGCGCTTCGCTTGGCCACGCAAGTACTCAGAAGTGTCTTCCGCGCCTACAATGTCTGCTACACCAGCGGCAGCACTTGTACCAAGCATCTGCAATACGTCAACGCCCGAAGAAATACCAGCAGCCAGCTCACCGCTGTCGCGGCCTGTACGTACGCCAAAGTATTCCGCAACTTCCTGCGCGTCTTTGCCTACCTGCTGGCTGTAGTCTACTATTAGCTCCGCATCGGAGGCGCCTTTCATTCTCTCAGGAGCTATAGCCCGCAGCTGTTCTAAACGAAATATAGACATTGTTCACCCTAATTATAAGTGTAGCAACATTGTTAAAAACAGCGTAACCCACCTGTTGCAAACGCACGTTGTGCGGGGCTTAACGATTCTAGGTAGGCAGGTCGTTTCGCCGCATACGCCTCTTTTATAGCCGCTTTAAGCTCATCACTAACTTTGACCTTGTCAAGCTGCTGTGGGGTAAAATCAGCAATCAGGGCTTCCGCCTCTTTTAACAGCGCTTGCTTTTTGGCTGCCGCCGCTGTATCTACTTCAGCTAGGCGTTTAAGCCCTTTTCTAACATCCTCTGCGCTACCCGCAGGAGGAGGGGTCGTGCCATCGCCATCGCCATCGCCATCGCCATCGCCATAATCTCCACCAGAGGTCATTGTGCCGCTGTAGGGCACGTTCGCTGCCTTGTATATATCAGAAATTCGTTGCTCCTGCTCAGAGCGAGGCGCACCTAAGAAGCCAATATCTGTTTGTAAATCACCAATTTCGGCAATGAGCTTCTCTTTAATACCCCCATCCACTGCTGCAAGATCCGCGCTAATTTTGGCGTACTCTATAGCCGCCTCCCCCGCCGCTGCGCGCTGGATTTTAGCCGTGTTGGCTAGTGACTCTACGGCAGTGCCGTACCCCGTAGCTAAACTACGTAGACTTGATTCAAGCTCCGCCGTAGAGCCGAACTCTGATAACTCCCTAACTTTTTCGCCGGTCTTAGTGTCGATCTCAGAAAGAATTATTTTGCCGTTTTTTTGCTCGTAATCAAAGTGCCTGCCGGGGGTTATAGTGACGTCTTCTTTGTGGAGTTCAAGCAGCCCAGTTAAGTTTAGCTCCGCAGTTTTCAGGGCTAGCTGTTCTTGTTTGCGCGCGACATCTTGCTTTGAGATGTTGTAGAATCCTGTGACTATTTCGTTGCCAATTTTGGGGTCTACCCCATACTCGGAGTACAGCTTACCTATGCTTTCTGCGTCTGCTTGATTAGTAGCTAACATCCCTTGAAGCAAAAGAACGCCTTCTTTCTGCTTAGCCTCGCGCTCTGCTTGCGCTTGGGCTTGCGCGAGTTCAAATTGGTTTCTTTTGTCTGTGGTATCTGCCGCACGGGTAGTAAGCTCGAGCTGCTCTCTTGCCAGACCTGTTGTTGTCTCAAACTGTTGCTGCTGTATATCAAAGCGTTGTTGTTCTGTAGCTTGTTGCGAAAGCTTGTCTGCTTGGTCGGTAAGCCCGCGCGCGCGGTATATTTTTTCTCTAGCCCGAATCTGATCTAGGACGCTCATTGGCGCTTCAACTCTTGTCGGAGCTGGCATAGGGCTTTGTTGTGGAGCAGTATCTGTTGGTGGTGTAGCTAATCCCATACCCGCAAGAGTATTCGGCGCTTGTGGCACCGCGCTCATGTTTTGGGATGGGCCAGCGCCTATACCACCGTTGTTAAACGCAGCTTGTATGCTAGCGGTGGTCTGATCGCTTTCTTGTTGTTTCTTGAACGCCGCAGCTTGCTCAGCCTGCGCGGCGTCGAACGCAGCGATTTCCTCTGCGACCAAACCTTCTTTTTTCTTCTCTCTCGCGGCGTTTACGGCTTCACCGAGCCTAACGCCTGCTGCCATTCCAGATGCCCAACCCATTACGCCACCTCCACTTGTTTCATTTCCATGCCGAGCATGCTGTAGTTAACCGCATAGAAACCGTCTTCAGTAAGCGCAACTGCTTCCGGCATAAAGTTAAGAACTTCCTGAGCCATAACACCTTCATAAATAGTGCTGTCAGGATCGTTAATGTAGCTGAAGTGGTATAGGTTAAGCCCTGTGTAAGCGTCTTTTCCAATCTCAGAAACGTTTTTCTTGAGGCGCATATCGGAAGCGTATATAGTCGCACCGGCCCCTAACGCAGCGCCCATCATCTCACCAGTGGCGTTTAGCCCAGCAGAGTAAACACTTGCCTGAGTATTTGCCATGTTACCATAAGTTTGTCCTGCGCCTGCTAGACCTGCTTGGTAGTTGTTACCAGCCGACTGGGCAACGTTAGCTGCTTGTGAACCCGCACCAACAGCGCCACCGTAAGCAGCGGAAGAAGCTCCTGCCAAACCACGGCCAAGACCAGCGGCGTCTAGCTGACGGGCGTAGCTTAACTGTTGTGCTTGGTTACGTGCGCCAGTCATGCCCTGAGCGCGCATAGCGGCTTCTTGTAGTTGCATTTGTAAGCCAGCCCCACGAGCCGCGCCAGACGCTGGGTTAACACCACGAGCCGCTTGGTATCTAGCCGTAGAATCTCTGGCAGTGCCGAAGGCTTTTGCAGCAGCAGCGCTAGCTTCTTGCGCTTGCGCTTGGCGGTACGCGTCGGTATTAAACTCCTGTGCCTGCGTGACTAAGCCCTGCTCCAGCGGTCGGAACGTTTCTTGCTGGTACTGGTAGTAATCCGCAGCTTGCTGCATTTGTTGTTCTTGCGCAGCGATCTGGCCTTGTGAGATTTGCTCAACAATGGGCCGCATGTCTGCATACTGTTGTTTGGAGAATCGTAGCTGCTCACGTGCTACTGCTTCCATTCCCGAATAGTCGGGAGCCGGTTGACTTTTACCACCCATAATTTATGACTCCTGAAGCCAGCGACAATTTTTTGGCCATAATACTAGTACCATCATATCTGCGTTAGGGGCACCGTCTTTCATAATGTACTCTTCTACGAAGCCTAGGTGCTTATCGAACTTAATTGTGTCAGGCTCGTTAGTTGGAACAAGGCCTGTTATTCTTTTCAGCTTGCATACGTTAAACGCATAGTCGCAAACTGATTTAAAAAGCGGTATTAGCATACGGTTTGGCTCTGTTATGGCAATGTGCACTGTAGCGTTAGCGCCGTTGTAGTTATTTATCACAACCCCTGCGGTTACTCGCCCTTCTTTTACAACGCCAAGTGCGTAATAGTCGCCCCAGCTGCCGTCTTGCGATACCTGAGCAGCGACCCACTTGCCGAACAGTTCTTTATCGTCGTACACTACTTTGCCGTAATCCAAGCTCATGGTGCCAATTATGCCTTATATTGGAGATGTTGGCCAGATTATATCAGCTAGATCAACAACTTCCGAGTTGTTTGCAGGTACGTCTCGCAGAGCTTGCCTGTACGCAGCCCACTCAGCTTTTTTCTCTGCGGTAAGAGGACTATCTGGGAACTGTGTCCAGTCTGAATTAAAAAGAAGAACACCTCTTTTTTCTCGCATTGCATCGCTTAGCTCTTGAGAGTCGGTAACCCAGCCCTCATTATGCCCTTGCCAAACTGAAAGGTGATTTGGTCTTTGCTCTCTGGTTTGCCATGCATCGTTATGCCAGTACCAAAGCTCTAGGGCTTGGTGAGTATCTGTATTAAAAGGAATTATCCTTGCCGTTACTTCACCATAAGATTCGCCATTGGTGTATAAAGAATCGTCAGACGGGCAAACTATAGTCTGAATTTCTCCATTTCCTTTTACCATTGCTACTTTAATCATCCAACATCACCTATCATTTCTGTTCTATAACCCGACCACACATAGTCATAAATTGCCCCACCGTTTGGCCCATCGCTGTAATAGCCTTTAACATCTAACCCAAATCTGTTACTAGGATAATCAAATAAAGCGTGCCTGTAGTAATTCATAGAGCCTCTTTCATTTCCTCCAATACTATATTGAGTAACCCTATACAGGTCAAAGCTAGAAAGAAATGTGTACATACCTAATACGTTTTTCCCTGAAGGTGGAGTGTACCAAATACCATCACCACTATTTGATGCGGTAATATTGTAGTTTCTTGTTGCCGCGACCCTGTAAGTAGGAAGCTCGGAGCTAAAACTTAAATCCCCATTTGATTTATACACGTTAAAGCCATAGCCCGAAGTTGGGGGTGTAAAACCAGATCCGTCAGCCCTTTCTACTATTGCATAATCAGAAGCTAAATTAAATGCGGGGAAAGTGGTATTAACTGAAGATCCCATATAAGCCCGTCTAATCCTAGATCCACCGCTTGGCGTGTAATCAAACATATAACCCCTCATCACATAAACACTAGAGGAGTTTGGATTGCTAGGTCGCACAACCACAAAGATATCTTCTGGGTAGCTATTAGGAATTGTTACATATTGACCATACCCGCTTGACGTAGTGCCCGTTGCTAATATCTGAAACGAAACAGTATCTTCATCAATCTGTATAAAATCACTTTTATTAATTGCTTTAAATCCGTAAGCCATAATATTAAGTCCTAAAAACTATAACTTTCCAAAATTGGCTGAGGGTAAAGGGGTCTGCGCTACTTCTTGATATAGTAAAGCCCCCGCTAGTAGCAGTAAGGCTTATATATTGGCTGATAGGTAGCACATCAATAGACCAAGTTTCGTCTGTAATGTCAAAGCCTGTAATTCCCGTTACTGTGGAAGATTGCCCAGCAGCGGTAAAAACTCCTTGATAAACAGAGTTAACCTTAACTTGCCTGTCTGTAGTATCAAGCCTTATGTTTGTGCCTGTACTATCCCAAATTTTTAAACCATAAGCCATTACGCAAGATTCCCAAGTTTAACTCTGAGCACGTTATTGGCGTCGTACACCTTAATAACTCCAGCAGTTATTTCCATCCGCTCTCCGGTGGTCGCGCTCTTAATAGCAAACGAAGGAGAAACGCCAGCGAGCGTTACTTGGCTAGCATCTATTGTACCTGCGGTTATCTTGCCCGCACCGAGGTCTTGTATCTGCGCGCTAGTAATATTCGCTATCTTAGCGTCTATAGAGCCAACGCTTATGCGGCCTGCGTCTATGAAACCAGTGGTTATTTTGGACGCGTCTAGCGATCCTACCTTCGCATTAGTGATCGCAGCGTCTGCAATCTTAGCAGTGTCGATAGCGGCTACGCCGATCTGCGCAGTGCCGATAGCTCCGTTCTTAATAAACGCTTGGTCGATGTAAACACCAGCGGGCACGCTAACACCGTTGAGTGTAGTAGTCGCGGTAGTAACTACGAATGGTACTACCTCGCTTCCTGACGAGGAAGCGATAGCAAACCTGTCTGCCGATACAATAAACTCAGAGAACGGCGTACCGTTAACCAGCGTACTCGCTAAGCCGAAACCCGACACGTATCCGTTGTTGTCTACTTTAACTGTGTACTGCGCAGACAACCCATTTATAGACTCCGCCGCTGTCTCTACGGCGGCAGTGTTTTCCCCAACTGTAGTAGACAGCAGGGCAATACTTTCGGAAGTGGCGGTTACTACTCCATCTATCTCTTCAACTGTGGCGTTTAGCGAAGCTATGTTCTGTGAATTTCCAGCGACAAGACCGTTAGTATCAGCTAGGTTGTTTACTAGCGCTACTATGGATTGACCTTGCGAGCTTATAGTGCCTTCCGCAGTTGAAACACGGTTAGTAGTAGCGGTTAAAGCTTGGCTGGTAGCCACGATGTTTTCTTCCGCGTCTTCCAAAGAGTTTTGTAGTAACGTAACATCTTCGCCAATGCTTGTTAAAGAACCTTCTGCTGCGGTTGTACGTTGGCTAAGCGAAGATACGGCATTGGCATTGGCGATAGACCGCCCATCTATAGTCGCGACACTATTGTTTAGCGCGACTATAGACTGTTGCGCAGCGGTTATGTTGCCCGCGTTAACTCCTACGGCATTAGTTAGTGAAGCTACAGCTGCGCCAGTAGCTAGACGTGCAGATCCATCGGGGTTAAACACCTGTCCTTCTAGTGCAGTAATGTCTTGCTGGACAGTGCTTATATTTTCGCCGTTGGTAGTAACTACGTTTGTTAGCTGTGCCAGCGCTTCGCCAGTAGCTGCTTGTTGTCCGTTCAGCGTGTTTACTGAGCCTTCTAGCGAAGTAATGTTTTGCTGCGCAGTGCCTATATTTTCGCCGTTAGTAGTAACTGTGTTTGTTAGTGTAGCCACAGCTGCACCAGTAGCTAGACGTGCAGATCCATCAGGGTTAAACACCTCACCTTCGAGCGCCGTGGTATCTTGCTGCGCCGTGCCTATTGTTTGTCCTTGTGTAGTCACAGTGTTGGTAAGGCTTGCTACGGCAGACCCAGTGGCAAGGCGCGCAGATCCATCAGGGTTAAACACCTCACCTTCTAGCGCAACGACGTCAGCCTGTATAGAGCCTATAAGTAAGCCTTGTGACGCAGTAGTTCCTTCTAGGGTATCAATTTCAGTACCTTGCGATACAACAGTATTAGAAAGCGTGCTAACCGCAGACCCAGTAGCTAGTCGCGCAGATCCATCAGGGTTAAACACCTCACCTTCTAGCGCAACGACGTCAGCCTGTATCGAACCTATACTATTACCGTTAGTAACAACTGTGTTTGTTAAGGACGACAACGCTGCGCCAGTAGCTAAACGTGCTGATCCGTCAGGGTTAAACACCTGCCCCTCTAATGCAAC